GAGGGTGAATTTTCTAAAGAAGATGCAGTTAAATATTTTAACTTGGGGAATAGACTATGACAGACAGATTCAAAGATAATATACAAAAACAAAATTACACTTTTTACAGTATGTCTAGAAAAAAAAGTAGAAATATTAAAAAACCTAAGTTAGATTCTACAGAAATATTAAATAAATATATGTATTGCAATAAATGTGGTGCAAACCCTATAATAAGAGTAGATAATGCTAAAGAATATATTTGTGATAAATGTTTAAAAAAATATTTCGAGGGCAAAGTAAAATGGAAGCTGTAAAAAAAGCAGAACAATTTAAGAAGCTTGTATGTGAAATAGATATTAAAAGATATGAGCAGAAAGAGTTTGAGAAAATAGTAAACTTACTTTATCAGGATATATTTAGAATAGAATAATGGCTAGACCCAAGAAGTATCACATAGACACAGAACAGCTACAGAAGTTAGCTAAATTAGGCTGTACAAACAAGGAGATGGGAGATTTCTTTGGGTGTTCAGCAGATTTATTAGAAAAAAGTTATTCGGAATTTCTTACAAAAGGTAGAGCAGAGCAAAAAATGAGGTTAAGACAGCTTCAATGGAAATCAGCAGAGAATGGCAATGTAACTATGCAAATATTTCTAGGTAAGAACATATTAGGTCAACAAGATAGACTGGAAGAAAACCAGTTAGAAGAACCTCTAGTGTGGAGCAATGATTGATGTTGTGTTATGATTGTGGTTGTGAATTGATATGGGGTGGCGACCACGAATGTGAAGATAGTGAGGATTATGCTATAGTTACCAACTTATCTTGTCCTGAGTGTGAAGCATTTGTAGTGGTATACTGGGGGAAGAAAGACAGAGAACATAATGCCATTAACTGAACCACAAAAGAAAGTAACTAATTCTAATGCAAGGTTTAGAGTTTTAATTACTGGAAGAAGGTTTGGCAAAACATATTTAGCAATAAATGAGATAGCAAAGTATTCCAGTCAACCTAATAAAAAAGTGTGGTATGTTGCACCCAGTTACAGACAAGCTAAAGCAATATGTTGGAGTGTATTAAAAGAAAAGATGTTGGCTCATAAATGGGTTAAATCAATCAACCATAGTGATTTGACTATAACATTAAGGAATAATTCAACAATAACATTAAGGGGAAGCGACAATGAAAATTCTCTGAGGGGAGTTGGGATTCACTTCTTAGTTATGGACGAATTTGCAGATACAAGTAAAGAAACTTGGTATGAGGTGTTAAGACCCACATTATCTGATACTAAAGGCTCTGCATTTTTTTGTGGTAGTCCTAGAGGGTTCGGTAACTGGAGTTATGATTTGTTTAAGATGGGTGAAGCAAATAATGACTGGAAAAGTTTTAAATATACTACAATAGAAGGAGAACAAGTTAGTCAAGATGAGATAGAACAAGCAAAACAAGATTTAGATTTGAGAACATTTCAGCAAGAGTACGAAGCAACATTTGTAAACTATTCAGGAATGATTTATTACAATTTTAGCAGAGAAAAAAATATCATAGAGAAATATAAAGATAATACTTTGGTTTATCATATAGGATTAGACTTCAATGTAGACCCAATGTGTGCAGTAGTAACAGTTATTGATAATAAAATAGTTACAGTAATAGATGAGATACAAATATATTCTTCAAATACGAATGAGATGTGTGAGGAAATTAAAAACAGATATAAGCATAAAAATATCATAGTTTACCCAGACCCTAGTGCTAGACAGAGAAAAACATCTGCTGGGGGAGTTACAGACCTAGCAATATTAAAAAACTTTGGGTTTGAGGTTAAATGTAAGAACACAGCACCATTAGTAAGGGATAGAATAAATGCAGTAAATTCCAAGTTAAAAAATGTTACTGGAAAAAATAGTTTATTTATTTTAAACTCTTGTAAAAATGTGATAAAAAGTATAGAAAGACAAATATACAAAGAAGGAACACATATACCAGATAAAGATAGTGGGTACGACCATATGAATGACGCACTTGGGTATTTAATAGAATATAACTACCCTATAAGAAGAAACTTTGTAGCAACTGAGCAAAAGAGGTGGAGTTAATGAACAGAGAAGAATTACAACAAAAACACCCTTTATGGACTTCAAACATAGAGAACTGGGAGTTTTATATTCGCAGTTACTTAGGTGGAAATGATTATAAAAACGGATATTATTTACATAGATACATACTGGAATCACCAGAAGAATATGATGCAAGGATTAGGCATACCCCTTTAGACAATCATTGTAAAAATGTAGTACAAATCTATACAAGCTTTTTATGGCGAGTGCCACCGACTAGAGACTATGGAAGTTTAGACGGAGATGAGCAACTACAATCCTTTATTAAAGATGCAGACCTAGATGGCAGAAATTTCAATACAATAATGAGAGAGGTGCAAATGAACGCATCTATTTATGGCAACTGCTGGGTAATTGTAGATAAACCACAGACTACTGCAAAGACTAGAGCAGAGGAACTGGCTCAAGATATTAGACCTTATGTTTCAATCTATACACCAGAGAATATAGTAAACTGGAATTATAGTAGAGCAAGTTCTGGTAGGTTTTATTTAGATTATTTAGTAGTGGTAGAAGATATTAATGCAGAAAGAGCCATATTAAAAGTATTTACAGAGGAAACCATAAGTACTTATGAAGTAGAAGAATATGATAAAGAGTATTCAGAGGGAGATTCAAAGCTACTAGAGGAAATACCAAACCCAATAGGAGTTGTTCCAGCAGTTAATGTTTACAACCTAAGAGGGAACAAAAGACCCATAGGGATAAGTGATTTATCAGATGTGGCATACTTACAACAGTCTATATATAATGATTATTCAGAAAAAGAACAATTAATAAGACTGGCAAATCACCCTAGTTTAGTAAAAACACCGAATGTAGAAGCTTCTGCTGGTGCTGGTTCTATTATAGAAATACCTGAAGATATGGATAGTGCTTTAAAACCTTATATAATCCAGCCTAGTGGTCAAAACCTAGATGGTATAATGAAATGTATACAAAACAAAGTAGATGCGATTGATAGAATAACACATATGGGTTCAGTAAGAGCAACAAGTGGTCAGATAGCTAGTGGAATAGCACTACAGACAGAGTTTCAGTTATTAAATGCTAGACTATCAGAAAAAGCAGATTATTTAGAAAACGCAGAGGAACATATCTGGAGTTTATTTGCTAGATGGTTAGAAAAAGATTTTGATGGTTCAGTTAACTATCCAGACACTTTTGATATTAGAGACTGGGCGAATGATATGCAATATCTACAAATGGCAAAAGCTAGTGGTGTAAAGTCAGAAACATTTAACAAAGAAATAGATAAACAGATAGCAGACACAGTTATAGATGATAATGATAAGATAAAAACTATTAATGAAGAAATTGACAACTCAAGAGCAGTTAGGGGTCAGTTTCAAACCACTAATGTAGAAGGAGTTACAGTTGGCGAAACGGAAGAAGAAGCGAGTACCTAAAGATAAAAAGACCAAGATACCTAAAAAATACTTATCAGGGTTAAAGGGTTCAAAACGCACTATGAGAGCAAGTTTAATTAAACAAGTGAGTTCACTATACAAAAGTGGTGCTAGAATACCACTATCGTTGTTAAAAAGAAGAACGAGGGTATAATGGCGGTCAAAAGAAAACCTTTATCAGCAACAACTCTAAGAACACTAAAAGCAAAAGCAAAGAAATCTAAATTATTTAACTTAGCTGATTTGAAAGCTAGTTTCCGTAGAGGTCAGGGTGCATTTTTATCTAGTGGTAGTAGACCCAGAATACCCATGAACGCATGGGCTATGGCTAGAGTAAATAAACTAATAAGTAGAGGTAAGTCAGGAACATTTGACAAGGATTTAATTAGAAGGGCTAGTAAACGAAAGAAGAAAAAGTAATGGCTATATACAGAGGTAAAGATGTAAAACTAAACAAACCCTTTAGATTATCAACCACAGAATCTAAAAGAAAAAAGTTTGGTGTGTATGTTAAAAATAAATCTACTGGGAAAGTAAAGAAAGTTACTTTTGGTGCAAGGGGTATGAGTATAAAGAAAAACAACCCAGTTAGGCAAAAATCATTTCTAGCTAGAATGGGCGGTGTATTAAAAGAAGTTAAAGGTCAAAAAACCTTATCACCAGCTTACTGGTCTATTAGGGCTTGGAAGAAAAATTTTCCGTTATAATGAATGTCAAGGATATTAGAAAAATTAGCTGACCAACACGAAGAACGCATTATCAATGTGTTATATAAGCTTGAGGAAGATGTAATAAAAGAAGTGAACAGAGCCACTAAAGGTCAACTGGTATCACAAAGAATAGCAATACAACTACAGCCTAAGATAAGACAAGCAATAGAAAATAACTTTCTTAATGAAGCTGATTTAATTATTAATGATGAATACAACAAGATTGCAAAAGAAGTCTTAGATGAGTTTGGAGAAATGCCAATACCAAACAAATTTAAAAGTCTTACAGAAGTAAACCTATCTACTATTAATGCACTAAAGTTTCAAAGCTATTCAGGGTTTGAGGATATAGGCGAAAGATTTATTAAAGTAATTAATGATGAGTTATATCAAAGTACAATCGCTGGTAGACCCTACGAGGATATGGTAAGCAATATTAGAGGGCATATAAACGGAGTTTATAAGAAGTCAAATCAAAGAGAAATAAATGAATTGGTAGATTATATCAATGAAAATAAATTTGATACCACAAAGAAACTACAAGTAGAAGATGCTGTAAGAAAATTGCATACTCAATATGCTAGTGATAGGGCTGGAAACAATCTCAGAAGATATGCTGGTCAAATTGCTCACGATAGTGTAATGCAGTTTCATGGTCAGTTTACTATAGCAAAAGCAAAAGAAGCTGGATTAAATCATTTTACTTATACTGGAACATTAGTAAGAGATAGCCGAGACTTTTGTGTAAGTATGGTTGGAAAAACTTTGTCAGAGAAAGATATTAGAGACACTTGGAATGGCAGGTCTTGGCAAGGAAAGTCTAATGGAGACCCATTTATTGTTAGAGGTGGTTATAGATGCAGACATACTTGGATTCCAACAGACCCAGCTTGGCTAGAAGAAACAGTTGATGAAGTACCCCCAGAAATAGAACAAGAGCAAGGATTTGTAGGTTTTGGTAATACAGAGCCAGATGAATTAGAATGGCATACTAATTCTTGGAATAATTCACCTACTAATATTAAAAATATAATTAGTTTATTCCCAGCATTAAAAAAAGTTACAAGAGGAGCAGATGAAGAAGGTGCTTATGCAACCAGAGATTTAGGTGTTAAGCCAATACATTTGACTAAAAACAAAGATACTGGGAACACTTACATTAATATGAGAGGAGTAAAAGGAGACAGTAAACTTAAAGAAATTCAGCAACAAGAAATATGGCGACACGAATATGGTCATTGTATGGATATGCAAATGAACACAGTTTTGAAGAAAAAACCAAAATTAAGTGAATACAATTCAAGTGCACTTAAAAGTGGCAATGTTTTTGCAGATGATATGTTTAGTGCAAATTTTGCAGAAGAAATTATAGAAGATAGAAAAGCTTTATCAAAAAAATTTAGAGGAGACCCTACTTATAGAGAAACTGTAGAGATGGATTTTGATAATGCAGAAATACTACAAAAAGAAGGGTTTATATCTAAAGAACTAATAGATAAAGATGCAGACCCTAATTCTAGAGGTACTTTTTATAAATATGAGCCATTAGATAAAAAAATAGATGATGCTTTTTTAGATAAATATTTAACAGATGGTGAAGCATTTACAAAAAAAGAGTTAAAGGCTATAATTTTCAGTAATGATGGTAAAGATAAAATTTTTAAATATAATTTAAGAAGAAGAGGAGTTGACACGCAAGTTGATGTAGCCAATATGATTTTAAAAATAAACTCTCTTAATAAAAGAGGTGCAATTCGAGGAACTGGAGATGGAACTTTATTGCACGAATTAAAAAAACTTGCTATAACAACTGGTAACGAAAACACTAGATATGAAATACTGATTTTATCAGACTATTTAGGTGCTATAACTAATGAAGCTATTGGTTTTGGACACGGAAAAGATTATTATTCTAAATTTAGAAGATTAGCAACTGGTGTTACTACTGGACACGGAACTGAAGCATTTGCTAACTACTTATCAATTATGGGAGATAAGAATTTGACAAAAATATATAAACCAATTATTGATAGATATGCACCAAAAACACAGAAGCAGTTTGATAAAGGAATTAAAAATTTACAAGAGCAAATAAAATGACAGACGAAGAATATTATTTAGAACAACTAAAAGAAAATATAACTCTACCCAAAGAAATAGCTGAAATCCAAATAGCATATATTAAAAAATTTGGGTTAAAATCTAAAGAAGATTTATATGATATTGAAACATATAGGACTGGATTTAACGGAGATGTAAATAAAGTTTTTAGAAAAGAATATGTAAATTTTTTTAAGTTAAGCATAGAAAAGAATAAAAGAGTTAGTTATGAAGATTGGAACGAATTTAGAAAATACCCTATTGTTACAGCAGATGGTAAGGCAAGATATGTTTTTACTTAAACTAGATTACTGGATTTTATTATAAAACTTTGATATAAATAAATTACAACTGGAGAAAACTATGGCTAATGAAACTGAAAATAAAGAAGTAGAACAAACTACACAAGTAAACGAAGAAACAAAAACACCTGAAACAGTAGAAGAAAAACCTAAAGTAAAAACATTTACTGAGCAAGAATTAACAGAAATAGTAGAAAGAAGGTTGTTAAGAGATAGATTAAGTATAACTAAGAAAATGGGAGTTGATGATTTGGATTCAGCAATAAACATAGTAAAAGCACAGAAAGAAACAGAGGAAAAACAAAAAATTCAGAAGGGTGAGTTTGAGGAAATACTTAAAAACAAAACCCAAGAATGGAGCAAAGAAAAAACTAATTTAGAAACGCAACTAAAAGACATTAAGATAAATAAATCTTTATTATCTTCAGCTTCAAAGAACAGAGCAATCAATCCAGACCAAGTTGTAGAATTATTAAATAAAGATATAAAATTAAATGAATCTGGCAATGTAGAAATTATAGACAAAAACGGATTAGCAAGGTATAACAGTAATGGGGAACTCTTAACGACTGACGAATTAGTGCAAGAGTTTTTAACACAGAACCCTCACTTTGTAACTGCTACACCATCAGGTAGTGGTTCGGTGTCAAATGTGGATAGAGGAGAACTCAATACCTCTTTTAAAATTGAGGATTTAGATATGAATAATCCAAAGGATAGAGAGAAATATGCCAAGTGGCGAAAAAGTAAAAACTCTCAACCCAGAGTGATAAATTCATAATTTTTAATTTTTTTATTTTTTAGGAGTTATAAATGGCAAATGAAACCACATCAAGTACTATATCACAACTTTATACTGAGATAGTAGCAGAAGCATTATTTGTTGCTAATGAGCAATCAGTAATGAGAAACTTAGTTAAAAACTACACAATCGCTGGCGGAGGTAAATCAGTTGAAGTTCCTATTTATGGAACAGTATCAGCTTCAGCAGTTAGTGAAGCATCTGACTTATCAAACACAGCAGTAAACCCAACATCTGTAACTATTACAGCTTCAGAGGTTGGTATTATGACAACACTAACTGATTTAGCAAGAA